CGCCGATATTGCATCCGAATCGGCATAGGCAGTAGCACTTGAGGCAATACCGTTCAACTTACTGTGGTCTGCGTCTGTAAATACATTTGAATCAGTAGCCGCTTCAACAGCCGCTCGGATTTCAGCATCGGTTTGGTCTGCGGTTGCACTCGCTTCAATACCATCTAATTTGTTTTTGAGTGTAGTAGTGAAGTTCTTTTGAGTAAGCCCGCCATCTCCAACTGTATATTCCGTGTTGGTGTCTGTTGCACTAATTGTACCATCAACCGCAATAGCCACATTGGTTCCTGCTGTTAGAGCGGCGACAACATTCGCTGTGTCTGTTACATCCGCTGATGCCTCAATACCATTCAATTTTGTATGGTCGCTGTCTGTGAAGACATTGGAATCAGTAGCCGCTTCAACTGCGGCACGAATCTCAGCATTAGATTGGTCACCAGTTGCCCCTGTTTCAATGCCTGTTAATTTGTTTCGTTCAGCAGTAGTAATGATAGAACCACTGCCTACAGCACTCACATCAGTAAGTTCAGTTACACTATCGGTGGCATGTATTACCTTCTTATCAGTACCAGCGTCGTCAGTGAAATACAGTCTGTTTGGTGCATCACTCTTGACCCACAGCAAACCTTTACCTGCGGCTGTGGTGTGACCTGTGGCCGCAACATTCGCCTTCTCGTCAATAACAAGTCCCGGCGGGTCGATTAAACCTGTTACTGTGAGTTTACCATCAACGACCAATTCGGGTGTACCGCTGTTCCAACTAAGTTTGGTGTCGCTGGTGAACCCACCACCACCATCGGAGAGTTGTAAGAGTCCATTTGCTCCGTGACCATTAGGAGAAACCGCCCCGCTTGCAAGCATGACATTTTTCCAAGCACTACCAGTATAAACAAAGAAGCCCGATTCTTTACCTTTCAACACCATGCCTATTCCAGCGTTGTCGAAAGTGATGGCGTTAGTATCGTGAGCCGCATCGTTTGTTACATAAACGGTATGACCAGCAGGGAATGTTCCAGTAGGGTTAAATTGCACTGCTGTTGAAGGGTTGAGAACAAAGACTTGTCCTTCATTGAAGGTGAATGTACTGGTACCGCTTGGAGAGGCTGTAACATAGCCTGTAGGACCAAGAACATGAGTATGGCGTGTACCACCCGAATCCTTTGCCGAGTAATACAATACAGCGTCACCGTCAGTATTGTATGATTGCCATAGAGCACCAAAGCGACTTGCGGTTAAATCACCAGTATCTTGATTGTAAGCATCAAGAGCAGTGTGTGATGCAACTGCTGTAGTAGCACCTACTACACCGCTGGTTACTGGTGACATGTACATCGGGGTTGGGCGTACAAACACACGCTTGTCATTGCTCTCAGTGATTGACAAATTGAGGTCACCACCCGATGCTGAATACACAGCACGAACAACAGCGAGCACGACACTTTGCTTCACATCAAGCCCACTTGATTTTGGATTACTGAGGAAAGCAGAAGGTGTGGTAGGATATGTGTTCGATGCAGTGGTGACTGGTGTGCCCATTTCCCATGTGATACATTGGTTCGTTGTGTCACTCGAAATGTACACAACAATCAATACTTCTTGGCCGCTACTAAGAGCACTGTATGTAGCACGCTTGTGTGCGCTACCTGTGGTGAATGCAACATCCTGTGATGAGCCGGGACCACCGGCAAACTTGTACAACACACCGTCAAGCACTGCGTGACCGCCTACAATGCGTATAGTGTGAGTGTTGGTTACCTGCTCACAGACACCGGGTAAATCTTCGGGATTGTCACGAATGCTCGCTGTACCTGCTGTGTCTTCTTCCAACATAATACCGTTACCATGCACACCCTCAAGCATGTTAGTGAGCGAAGGGCTGGTGATGTGTTCACCATCTTCTAAACTGTCTGTGAAGACCCCGCTACCAGTCATTGCCGATGCGTGATTTGCCGCTGTGTGTCCCGATAATGGATTGCCTGTCATTGCCCTCTCCCCAATTGTTCTAACATGTTATTGTATTGTTGTGGGTTTTCTCCAAACCCTTCATGCTGAAATAATTTAGTTTGCTGTGGGTCTTGGTTTAATGAATTAAGATAAGCGAGTGTGTCCCTTGTCGTGGTATAATCACCCATACCTTCCTTCCATTCCCTTGCATTACCACTGTCTTCCCACGCATCAAATTGAGGTCTGTATTCCTTAACTCGTTGTGCAAGTTCCGCTAATTCATCGGCAGGTACATTATTGAAATTATCTTTTATGTTAGACATAACTGTACCTTGTTGGAAATCAAGTGGCTTTCCGTATTGTCCGATTTTATGGCCTCTAAAAGTACGGAAAGAGGGGTCAAACACCTTTAGCCTACCGTCTTGCATACCAACATTTTCACCCTTAGTATCCGCTAAACCGAGCATTTGCATCAATGGAAGTTCCTTTATTCTTTGAACATCCATTTCATTTTGCATATTACCATAGTCACCTCGGCCTCTTCTTCCAAACACTTCATCCATTTGGCGTTGCTCAACTCCACCGCCCGATACAGGTGTTTCGGGTACTATGTCTTCACCCATATCAGCAAGAGCCTGTGATAAAGCAAGCGTAGCAAAGCGATTTGCAAACGGGTGTAGTTGGTATTTGTGTTCCGGCGAACCAAAAAATCTTGGAACTTTAGTCACAGGTTTTCTTTTATCATCGGGTATAGTGGCTTCCCGATAATACCCTCGTTCCTTTCGCTCTTTAAGAACAAGCCAAGCATCATCCATAATGCTCATTATGCCACCTCAATTGCGATTTGAATTTTTAATTCATTTGCTGTTGATTTAGTAATTGGTGTGATGGTGTATCGACCCACTGGTGTAAAATCGGTACTGTCACGAAATTGAATGTACACTTCTTTTATTTGCTCAGTAAATGAAGTATCATATGGAAGTTTTGCTTCTACCAATAAAGATGTATCATCAACAATCGTCACTGTGGGTGTGAGCATGATGGCAGGTCTACCAGCAGAACCATCATCAGCGGTTGCTGGCGTGCCATCAAAACCTAAGATTACCTCGTTGATGTTGCTTGCAAGGGTATCAAGCAAAAGACGACGCATATAATCACTAACTGGAATATATATTCCTCCTTGTTCTTGTCTTGTTCACACCAATAGGTAGTCCGTTTCCACCAATAAGTCCACGATTGTGTGTTCCCTTCACTCCACCGATGAGGTATGCTGTATTAAATACCCCTCTTTCTGTTACCGCTGATACGATTCTTAATTCTACTTTACCAAACATTGCTAAGTTTTGCTCAACAACTTGTACATAGGTAGCAGGATTATTCTCGTTAGCACCTACTGTTGTCCCTTCGGAAATACCCTGCAATACCCCTTCAATACCACTTTCAAAGTTCATCATGGTAAGGTCACTCATATTCCGCATAGGCATGTGTTTAACCTCAGTGACTACCTTGTTGACCCCATCATACTTTACTGTCATACCGGGGCGCAGTGTAAGTAAGTTCATGTGACCTGCACTTGAGAGGCTACCACGAACAAGTGAGCGTGATTTAAGCATCTGTCGTGCTACACGCCGAGCGGCGTTGGTGGTACGAACTGTATTGTCTACCACAGGCGCAGTGTCTTCTCGCACCTCTTCGACCTGCCCTTCAACATCGTCTACAGTTACAATAACCAAGTCGTTAAGAGCCAATGGATGACCTTGTACGGTTACACGGTTTGAAATGTTTTCAATTGGATTGTCTTGTTTTGGACCGAAGCGGAAGTTTTTGTCTACAGTGTAGGTTGCTTCACTAAAAGTAATGGGTATATACAATAAATTGCCGAAGCGGTCGAGTAAGAGCATACGACTGTCATGACGACCTAAGAAGCGAAGGGCAGTCATAAGATTCATGTTGTTGAAATCTTGACCAATAAAGCGTGTGCTGTGTTTGCGTGCAGAAGATGATGTGACACTCTTTGGGCGTGAGATGTTTACACTTGTAGCACCACTGTTAATTGATTCCCCAAGTCGAATAGCCAAGTCAGTGCTACGCAATCCTACATCGACTGGTTGGCCGAGTTTGACTGTACGCCCTGTAAACCCTATACCATCCAGCGTCTTACCCTTCATGTTGCGTAGGTTCATCAACACACCAAATGACGATGATTCGATATTGTGAGGTAACAACCGTTGTGCTGATGCGTCAGCGTTGTAGATGAGCATAGGATTGTTGGTGCTGGAAATTAAATCATCAGCAAAGAAAGGGGCAGAATTGAGCGAGTGGCCGGGGGTGTTGTTATGCGACAACTGGATGTACGATTCACCCTCAAGGATGCGATAGTTGCGTTGCGGCATCACTTGTAAATTACGAGTGTTTTTCTTTTCAACTGTGACCTTAGCCTTGTTTGCTTTCTGTACGCTAATGCGACCATGATGGATGGCGTTGTCCACGAACACAGGCTTACGCACATGTGCCATTACTTCATCAGCATCTATACTGTACCGACCAGTCCTTGTATTCTTGATTACCGGCATATCAAGCCCTAAGATTACGAATTGGGAGTGTATGGTACTCGTTGTCCCATTGATTGGTCACGAGGTGGTTGGTTGGGTGGTGCCGTACGAAAATGGCTTCTCATGTTACCCATTGCTACTTCGGGTTCTTGATGACCATGATATTCTTGACCCTCATGCCTATATGCGTCCCATTGAGGATGCCATGTAGTAGGCGTGTCAACTTGTTGCCTAAATCTAAACGCTTCATTGCCATACACCGGTGAACGGTTGTCGTCTTGACTTGTATATGGTGCAGGGTACCCTTCTTCATCCGTTGGATAACCCTGTTTAGTTGCAGTAGGCACATCCCTAATTCTATATTTATTCTTTAGTGAATCTTCATACAACTCATAAGGGAATTTTTTTGGGTCTAACTCGTACCCTTTCGCGTCTGTTGGTTCGGGAATTATCTTTCCTTTACCTTGTTCATAAGGATTTCTTCTGTTTAGCATACCTACGATTGCAGGGTGCATCGTTTTCAATCTTTTTTGAGTCCTGAATTGGGATGGTGCTACTTGGTAGCCACCTTGATTTGTAAAAGCCGGGTTCGGGTCTATTGTTTCGGTATAAAGTGAATCTTCGGGAAAACCCTTCAATAGTTTCCATGCTTGTTCAAACGGTTTATTCATTAACAATTCCACCTTTTTAGTGATGCGCCTTTAGGGGTAAGTTTACCCTTCTTGCTGGTTGCTCCTTTCATGCCACTCATTCGAGCACAAAAAGACTTTCGCCTCTTAGCCTTTTTCGAGCCGGGTTTAAGTTTGCTTGGTTTAGTCGTCACAGGGGGTTTGAGGTTTGCCCCGCTCTTACGCTTGGCGGCGGCACGGCCTTTAGCATTCAATCCACCTTTTTTGCTGTGCTTGTTTGGGTTGTAGCCGTGGAATGGTTTTTCTTTTTTGGCTTTCAGTACAGCGAAAGCAAGGTCAGCAGGTGAGCAACAATCACAAAAATCAAAGTTCGTCATGCTCCATCACCCGTGTGGTCCGTTGAATTGTAGTTTACATCTCCTTTATGTCCTTTTGGATGAAGAGATTGAGAGAAGCGTGGCTGGACGCTGTAATCCATCCTTTCTTCCTTTGTTTCGCCATCTTTATGCGTACGCCTACGAGGTGCATCAGCGCGATAGTGCTGTAGTGTATTTTCACTCATTACAACACGAGTCACTTCGTTGTCCAATTTTGTCGAGTCGAATCCACTGGCACTTGTTCCGATAATCTTTGGTCCTTTACTTACAGGTGTGGCATCATTACTGGATATATCCATAACATACAGCGGGGCATATGGTGGGTTACTGTCGGGGTTTGTAGCACGAATGTAATTTCCACTTGCCGCTCGACCGTTAAGAATTTCGTAAATGTACATACCGTATTTACCTCCGCCAGTAGCGGAGAAGTAATTACTACCAAATTGCGGGCTTGAAGAGTGAAGATTGTTGTTAGGACGGAACATCTCAATGTGTTGTTTATCGAGTAAACGAATAGGGCGCATCATGTATGTTACACTCTTATCAGTAAGATTTGTTTGTTGTGATGATGCGTCGAATGTACTCGTTTCGTATGGATTAGATGTTTTGTTAGAGCCGGTGATACCACCCCAATCTTTGTCGTTAATTGGTTTGACAAAGTTACGAGATTCAGCAACATATGTACCACCAAGTGGACTGAAATTAGAAGTGTGACTAAGGCGCATTGCACCACCTTGAGGTTGTCCAGCGAAGTTAATTCCTGTTAAGTCGTAATGACCGATGGTTTGTGAACCTGCTTGCATACCACCTTGTAGTACCACACGCTGTCCTACACCACGGTCAGTGTGGAGACTGTGAGCCTCAGTGTTGATGGCGATAAGGTTGTCATCTACTCCTTCTATGTTTTCAGTATCGAGTCCAATACGGGGGCTACTACGACTCACTGCGTCTTTGTGTGGTGAGTCACCGCTTACTGTTTCAACACGGTCACTTACCACCGCTTCGGGTTTGAGCAATCCATCTTCGGCAATGTTGAGGCGTGCACTGATACCACGAGGTACTTCATCGGGTTGTAGCACATCATTGCGTGCTCGGATGAAGCCATCATTCATGTTAGGCTCGGAGGTATGATGTGAAAGAACAACACCAGTAGCGTGATACGGCTCGTCAAGTGCTGTAAGTACATCTTCATTGAATGCTGTTGGGTATCGTAGACCACGCCCATGCCCATCATCACCAACTCGGTGAGCGTTGGTAGGGAAGTACACATCGACTAACTCATTAGCATTGTTTGTGTTTACATCATTCTTACGACCACCAAAGCGTGGAATGGTGGAATACGGCGAACCGGTTAAATTACCACTTGAGCCAGCAACCACCAATCCTTTCATGTTTACAACCGGCTTACCGCCGTTGAATAGACGCTGATATGGTGTAGCGTCGTTTGTTCTATCGTATTCATACACATCTGCCGCATCCCAAGCAGGTCGAATACCGAAGCCACGAACAGGATGGCGGCGAACTTCTTCTCCACGAGTATTACCCCACCAATCTACCAAATAATATCCCACCGCTTCATCAATTTTAGCGATGTTTTTGGGATTTATGTCACCCCACCAATCACGAAGTACAGTTTCTTTGTTGCGTAGTGTACGCACAGGGCAACCAAATGGTCGTGCAACACGCATACCGTCGCTATATCGCACTTGGAACTCCGGTTTATCCACTCCAAGCATACCACTGAAATTAGTTTGCCGCTCCATAATACCAATTTGAGTATTAGGGTATGTACCGTTAGTAAGACCACTACCACCAGCGTATGTCCATGTTTCAGTTTCACCTTGTACCAATGGTCCGTGTGGATAACCACTGCTAATGTCAGTTACAGTTGTTCCACCAAGTACCGCTTGTTCACGGAATGCACGCATACCATACAACGACCACTGTGGTTTGTTGTATGGTTGGCGCAAGCCAATACGATACCCAAACGGACGGGTGCGTGTAGGATTACTAATCCCGTCATAGGATGTTTTGGTAATACCGTTAGTTACAACATAAGAGCCATCATCATCAGCATCAGTCCAAACAGGTCCATCAAAGGTATATTCTCTTGGATAATCCCATGCGGCGGATACATATCCGTACCCGTCAAGGCGACTAACCAACGGCCCGCCACGACTACCACACGGCCAAAAGTGATTGAGCATGGCTTTTGTAGACGCATCTCCACTGTCCCATTGACCACCTTGAGGGGCGAAACTACGCACACCCACAGCATGAACGGTATCTAATTGTTGAGCAGTATCCATCCCACCTGTACCACTTGATTTGATAGTCGAACCGATGGCAATAGGATTCACTATGTCCTGTGATACATTTAAGACGCCACTAAAGATATTGTCACCCGTAACATTAAATGTTATTCCGTTCACTGATATATTGTATCCAAGAAGCGAAGCAGTACGCCGAGTTGTAGTGATGGTTTTTGCAACCGGGTCAACTGCTGTCACGGTAGCCGCCACATCTGTACCTACAGTAGCATGTGCAATTACATCAAACGGAGGTGATGGGGTCTTTCGGTGGAAAGCAAATGGACCCATGCTGGCATAATATGTAGCATCGTGGTAGTGAACAGTTTCAAAGTGTTCGGGCATACTGTTAAGTGGTTTTTGTGCTACTGCCCTGTCCAATAGTGGATTTAACCATGTGCGACTGGAATCCGAATAGAAAGTGTGCGGGCGACCAAGATTTGGATGCCATAGGCAAAGGAACGCATCGGCCATGTGTAGGCTATTTGTATCACGACTTCCTTGCAACATTTGTGGTAAAATTCGAGTAACCATACTCGACAAGGAATCAGTGAAGATAGCACCTGCGGGACGGAAATCATACGCACGGGTAAGGCGCAATTTTGTACCTACTTCTATATTGTCGGTGAAATCAGCATTTGCAACAACGGTGAATTGTTTTGGCTTATTCATGTTGGTTGAGTCGTACCCACTACGCTCAGTGTAAGTGTGAGTGCGGCGCACGCCGTTTGCATCTATGTATTCCAACTTGTTGCCGTAGTACGGTTTCTGTGGGAAACCACGAGCATCATCTACAGTGATAGTCGTGGCACTCGAAGCAGGGTTCACGGTAACAGTACACACAGGGTTGAGGCTAATGTTCTCAAGCACTTCGTGATATATGTCGGGATGGATACTTGGGTATCCTGCGAGTGTGATTTGGCAAGCAATACTACCTGCACTTGCACGAATAAATTCGTAGTAATTGTCAAGACGATGATGATTGAGATGGCGGAAGCCAGTAGCATCAACATGGTCGGGTCCATCTTTGTGTACAATACTCCACCAAGGTATGTTAGTTGTCATACCCGGTGAAGACTTAACAAACATCTGTGGGTGATATGGTAATGACCGCTTAACAAACGCAGGGCTTTCAGTCGCTTGAACACCAAGCGGGTTATACAACATCAAAGGTGGTATGTTGGTAAATTGACTACCGTGGTCGGGGTCGTGGTCAATGATGAGTTCGTTGATAAACACTTCACAACCTCTCACATCTGCTGATGTAGCCTCAGCCAAAACCAATCCTACACCACCAGTAGCGGAATCGGGTTCACGCAAACCGACCACTAAAGCAACTTGTTGACCCGTCAGTTCATCAGCACCGGTATTTTCATGGAAACCAATTAACTGTGATTTGAACACATTCGGTTGAATGACAATTTGATACGCACCTACTTCGGAAGGGTCGGGGAAGTGCTCTCGTAGTGTGTATGTACCAGCGGCTTCAAGCACAATTGTGTGTCCACCAGCGGCGTTTACTACACCTGCTTGGCCTTCGGACGCAAGAACGCCGTAACCGTCACTGCGAATCTTAGATTCAAACATCAATGTGAACGCCCCACCGTGAATGTCACTTGGGCCACTTGGAGTGGCAGTAAGTGACCCAAATGTATGTTGTGTGTCATAACCGTACAAGTTATCTGTAAGAGTGGATGAAATATCACTCATCAAATCATCCATATCTTGCTCTTCCATAAGCAACCTTTCATGGTGTTTAACAGTAGCAGAACGAATTGCTTGGTGTTTATTGTATAACCCTTGATATGCAGGGTGGGCAAAATGACCGGGTAGTACAGCCATAGTAGGTGTAACGAAGTGATGACCCATACGAGGTAGAGCCAATGGACTCATCTTAGGCACTTCATACATTGCGTGAGCAAGCAACGCATTGAGTGTATGATTATCTTTGTACAGTGTATGTGCCATGTCGGGGCTGTTGCCACTCACTTCTGCATGGTCACGCAATCTGCGTGAAGCAAAGAATCGAGTGCTACCAGCAGGAATATAATACGATGGTACTACCTTAAGTGCTGTTATATCACCAGCAATCAATTCAGCGAAATCAGTGTCACCTACGCAACCTGTAAAGGTAGAGCCAGCAATACCTGTGAATGATGCTACACCACCCTTGTCTGTTGTTGGATTGTAAAGTCGTAAAAACTTGCGTCCATCACGAATTGATTCGTTATACAGCGTAGCGTTAGGTGCGGTGTTTACTGTAAGAGTGGTACCGCTGTATGACACACCTGTTAGTTCGTTGTTAGTCACACCGTCACTATGAGTATAGTAGGTTGGATGGCGATGGCTGTGCGTGTTACCGTTCTTAGTGACATGGAAGAATAGCGTGCGGTCATGTAACTCGTATGATGTTTCAAGCGGTGCGTGACCTGTAGCGTTTTCCCAACCCGAATGGGTAGGGTCGGGGAATTGGCTTTGACTGATGTGTTCCCAGTTGTGGTCACCGAATGTTCCGCCGAGTCTCGGTCCCTTTGTTTCATCAGTAAATAGATGTTTTAGGCTGTCCTTTGAAAGTGGTCGAGTCATACCTCCTGTGCCCATGGTTTCGTTTTGATATGCTTGTAATCTGTCAAATCCACTACGAATGATTAGATTACCCGGAATAGAGTCGGGGTGTGGGAGCCTTACCTTCATGTTAGGCTCAATGCCACTACCTGCGATTGCTGGTGCTAATCCTTCCGCACTACGGTCGGAAACTGTGTTAAATGTACGGATAACGGTACCAAATGGTGAACCACCTTCGATAACATGCACTTGTCCCGTATCATCCTCTACCTGCATTTCTTCAAATTGTAATTCCTCGTTTGGTATTGACAACACATTTCGCAACTCATCGGGATGACTTGCGGCAAGTTGAGGGTGAGAAAGTTCCTGTGCTTGTATGATTGGGAACATTGCGCTGTTAGTGGTTTCAAAGGAGAAGCGATTGATACCGTACAGTTTCTCTCCTGTGGTATGACCCGTTCCGCCTGTTACTCTTGTGATGAACGGTACAGCACCTAAACCACGAGCGTTGACAGCAGGAAGGCTGAGGTTTCCACCATCCATACGCTTCCAAACAATATGTTCGACTGTGAAGTTTTTAGCAGGTGAGCGTTGATTCATCTTGAAAGCATTTGTGTCACCAAGCCAATAGTTTGCATCATCACCGTATCTGTCAAGTTCTGCGCTTGTGCTTGTTTTCTTATCATTAATGATGTTTCTCTCAATGTCAGTTGTGCTTTCCAAGAAGAAACTACCCGGACTTTTATCCAAATCGAAGAACAAATCACCAGTCATTGCAAGACACGGTTCTGCATTGTTCAATTCAACATCACTACCTATCGGTCCATTGAAAGTGAAAGCACTGCTTGGAATATCATCTGTAGGCTTTGTTGTATCCGTAACAAGTGCTTCGATGTTAGGACCACCGTGTGCCGGTGCAACAAACCTGTCAACCCCATGCATACGCTCATCCCATTGCGTGGTGCCCGCAAAGGTGATTGCTGTCGATGCGGCGACTGATGCGCCTGTTTTCGATACGACAGCCAACCAATCTCCCGTAGCCGTAATACCATCACGGTCACGCTTTGCTACGAGAGCCATTTCACCTTCATATGATACTACAAGGAAACCACGAGCAAAGACTCCTTGTTGGTGATGAAGTGTTTTTGGTACTGTATCCGCATCAGCAATATGTAGCGGATTAGCGAAATGTGTAGAATCTTCCGCATCGGTATATGCCGCCGCCGCAGTGGTTGTGTAATTCCAAGAATAAGGAGTAGTAAGAATACTATCGGAGTTTGCTCTATTGTTCAATACACCACTCGCTTCGGGCGAATTTTGCATTGGAGTGAAGTGAGGTAGGTGACCGAAGGTACTCATAACACTTGAAGCAGGGCCGTATGGGGAGAAGCCCAACATAGGGTGCCATGCACCAAGACCTGCTCCATACCCTTCTGTACCCACCCTTAGCGAGTTAAGATACGAATAACGCTCTCCTGCCCACCCTACGGCTCCTGTGGGGCGTGTGCGGTCTATCGCATCCACAACACCGCTAAAGTGTACACGAGTCATGTGGTTGCGTGTGGCATCATTGTAGTTGTTGAAGTAGTTCACACCCGACTTACTCCAAATGTACAACTTAGTTGGTGCTGGTGAACTGAACGCAGGTACAGTTATTGTTGCACTTTCGCTTTTATTATGCCAAGTTGTCATATCTTCAAACTGTGCTAATCCAGTGATTCTGTTTGGAGCGAGCCAAAATCGTACAGTCCATGTACCGCTGTTATCATACACCTCACGAGAATGATACGGAGCGAATGCGGGACAATCGCCCGACCCATGCACTGGTCGCCCACCTGCATCGGTACGAATCCAACCACACGCAGGTAACTGTTCAAGCAAGTCTTGTGTACCACCTGTCATAGTTGCTTCAATGAAAGATTTAGAGGATGAAGCGGTGTCATTTGTGTATGTCGTATAATTTAATTCAACCCAACCATATCGGTCTTGTCGCATAGCATTGCCCATCGACGGCATGAATGTACCACCCATGGCTTTGAGTGCACCTTTGCCGGGGTTTTCGTTGATGGCTTGACCGATGATAGTCGCCAGTTCCTCACCGTTTTGACAGCGTGTAGCGTCAATAGCAATTATCTCACGATTGAAATTTGTACTCTCTTCGTTAAGTGCACCATCAAGCACAATCTTAGCCAACGGACCCGATACACGGAAAGCGGTTGGTTGCATAACATTGTTCAGTTTAACAACTTTGTAATCTCCACTTTGCATTGGTGGATTGAATGACAACTGGTTGTCCATCCAAGAACCACCGGGGTGATAACCACCGTCCATGTGGAAAGTCATATCAGCACTCATGGCTATACCGTAGTACCCAATAGCACAATGTTGGTACGGGTGCGCCTTTCTGTAGTCAGCATCGTTGTTGGCCACTACTTTACCAGCAATCGGATTGATGAAGTGTTCACCGTAATGATAACCGTGTTCGGGTCGTTGATGTATCCCGTAGCCTGTGGATGTGCCCGCACCGATGTTTGGTATTCCTTGAGGCGGCGACCAGTTCAAAGTGGTATTCCAATGGAATCGTTGACGGCGAGATTGATAATTTGCATCGGGTGGCCCGTAATCACCATCATTATTGGTAATCTCATTAGGAAGATTCTTGTTGACAGGAACCTTACTCCAAGCATTACCCGTCGTAACGACATATCCGGGGTGTGGTTCTACATCACCAAGTGTACCAGTTGCGGTTTCGTAGAATGGGAATGCTTGCCCCGGTCCATAAACAAGGTAAGAAGTAAAATAGTCAGTGTTTGTTTTATGGTCAACATATCTTGCTGTTTGATGTGGCATACGAATGACCAATGGAACAGGTCGTTGCCTCACAATACCGTTTGTGTAACGAGCAGTAACATGTGACGGTTGACCCGATGCCAAGTTTGGTAGTGTACCAGCGTCAATGTCCGGTGAGAGAATGTTATTTTGATTGTAAGCAGGTGGGTTGATACTGCCACGATGTTGATTGAGATAAGGTGTACCGGGGAAGAACGCCAACAAAGCGTTACAATCCATTAATGCGTATGCAGTGCTAATTTCATTGGCGTTTTGAATACCTGCTGTACCTGTAGGTCCGGTCGAGTATGGATGTGTGTAGAATGACGAGTAATCGTTTTGCGAACCATCATTCACATCGAGCACGACACCGCTAAATCCACCACCAAAGTACAACGGTACACTGTGGTCGTTACTATCCCTTCCTCCTTTGAAGTAGGTGATAGGCTCGCTCTCTACACTACCGTACAAACGATAGCCGCTAAAGGTCTTGTCAGCGTGAAGCATAAGCAAACCGTCTTGATTCACACTTCCTCCGCCAAATTCTGCTAAAAATTCATCATTAGCATCAACATCTTTTACAATCAACTTAGTGGTTGTGTTGCTTCCCTGTTCGCTGGTTGTAATTCCAAATTGTTTACTACCATGCCACAAGACTTTCAAATCACCAAACGATACCAGTTTTATTTTACTATCAAATGTTGCACTTTCCTCACCAGCGGGTACAAGCATATGGGTAACAAGTTCGTTTGGCTTCAAAGTGAAAGTGCTCGTTCCTGTACTATGGTGATGAGAGTCGTAAACCACCATAGCATTGTCAATAGCGGGCAATATGTGGTCACCCATCTTTGAAGTGTAATTTAATCCCTTGAGGTTATTTGCCCATGAATTAGTTGGCACTGGGTCGTTGTACGAATCAACAAGAATAGGGGTGGGAGTATTTGCGTGATAACCACGAGCCTTAGTACGAATTTGTAAAACAGTACGAGGTATATATCCACAATCTGCTTTACGATGGTTATCTTCTATATCTGCATCACTTACGGGATAAAGTTCCGTCTTATCGTTTATCGTTACGCCGAATGTGGCATCCACCTTTCTGTACTCACCGAACTCAAGATGTGGGGCTTCTATACCTAAATCGTGATGTAGGGACGCTTCAAACATAGTAGAGAGTGGGCGAGCACCACGCTGTGGATTATGTGCACGAATCTTGATAGCGTCAGCAGTAACACCCCATTCACCAAATGTTCGACCATCAGCCGCATACATGTGTCGGCAATCGAAAGATACACCGTCGTCTATGTTCGGGTTTACAAGGTTGATTGCTTCGGTAGTAACCGCCGCAAGTAACTCATCGGTCACCAGTGTAGTCCAATTAATTCGTGGTGAAATAAGTGCCTTGATGATGCGGTCGGTGGACGCATTGAACATAGAAACTGCTGTGTCAGTGAGTGATGTGGCACCAAGGGTTGCTAAAGAGTGTGAGGCTGTGAATTGGCTTCCTCGCACTCCGTAAAAGATATGAGTACCTGTACTGTCTAATTGAGTACGACTTTCGTATGAGATGACATTTCCTACGCTACCTACATCGGATGTGTTAGTGAACGGGTCGGTGATTTGTATAACTCCATTTTGACGAGGGAAACCAAGATAACCAAGGATGTCGGGGTGGTCGCCAAGTTCCGCACCACTGTCGAATGGTGCACCGAGTTGAACGGTTAATGTGGTTTCGCTGGCATCCCACGATATATCGCAATCAATACCAGCAGAAGGAGCATACACACCTCGCCATTGGTTACCTCGCCAACTGTTCTTGGTTACTGTTGAAACATCAAGACGACCTGTAGCGTCACCAAATCCAAGCATGTGTTGACCGATGGTAAAACCACCCTTAGCCACATCTCCGTCATTAAAGTACACACAAATTTCGTCTTCTATGGTTGAAGGGATGGTGGTTAAGTCATTAGCAAACGACTCATTCATTTTACGATATACAAATCGTACACCGTATCCTTGCCCTCGATGGTCTGTGAAGCGGAAACCGTATAGAGGCGTATCCCCTACAGCGTCATCAATCACATCTGTGGTTTTCACATGCCCGCTATAATTGTTGATTGGGGTTGGTGAAGCACCACCGACTGATGTACCTTCATTGTATAACACATCAAACTGAGTATCACCCTTACGACCAAGACCGTGCTTACCCGCTAAAGGTGAAAAGCCCGGTACACCCGATGCTACAAGACCACCGAAGTTAATACGACCAACTGCCTTCTTACCAACTCTCAATCCTTTTACAAGGGCCGTTGAAGGGCTTTGAGTTTCAAACGATTCATCGTTGATACTGTTGTGTGAAATGCCTCCAAGATGTGCTGAGATATTACGACCCTTTGGGTTACTCACCTCATTGAGCCTAACTGTAATATCGTGATTACTGGTGAACGCTTCATCCGGCTCTTCCTGTGAAACAAACTCTCGTAGTGTTGTCACAGGTGCGAATGGGCGACCATCTTTGTTGAGCGGCATAGGAGCAGGGTGCATGTTTTCACCCAACATTTCATCGGGTTGCGCCCAAAAGTTTCGGAATCGCCCACCGTGACCAATAAGGAATTGCGGTTGATAAGCCGATTGACCCTTACTGTTATCAAGCCACACACAGAAGTTACGGCCCGATGCGCCCGGAATAGTCGAGTGAATGATGATAGAATACCCTTCGTTACCGTTAATGTCTTCTACAACCCTTCCAAGATGCGCTCGTACATATCCCATGTGGGAACCACGGTCATGTGAATCAAACGCAATGTCGCCATACCAAAACGGTGCGGGGTCGTAAGTAGAACCTGTGGCTGAGAAATCAGCATTGATGTGGGCTGATGTTGGGTCTTTGTTGGGGTCAGCAATATCTTGCCTCACACCAATACGAGTAAGGTCAAGTCGCTCGCTTTCACCGGGGTATTGACCCGAAGGGCGACGGGCGTGAGTTCGACCGTTGGGTGCACCGCCTTGATTGACAAGACGCACTACTTCTTTCGCCGCCGCCTCAATATCTGTAACACCTTCTTTGACCCCAACTTCTCCTAAATCAAGACTCATACGACGCACGAAATCCATCTCAGTCCAGTGTTTTAGGTGTTGTAGTCGAGTTTCCTCGTGGCTTCCGAGGTCGAGGGTCGTATTCCTCTTCCCTTTTAATGAGAGGAAAGCCGAAATGACACGAGTACCATCCGGTGTATCAAAGAGCGTACTTGCGTCCTTGAGTGAGTGAGTAGCGGGGTTTTGAGCCGCTCTATGTAATTTCAGTTTACTTAACAAAGCGTTTCCATCTTTTTCTTTGCGAATCAATTTATGTGCTTCATTAGCATAGTAAATAGATGCAACTGCTGGTTGAACTCTTGGAAGTGAAGAATCACCTACGGTATGTGTGTTGCTGGTTCCTTCATGGTAAAGTCCAGTGTGAACAAAATGTCCGTGTCCTTTACCTCGCAACAATGGATTATGCCCAAGGTCTACACTTGGGTCTTCTAAAGTGTATTTGACATGAGAAGAAGTCGTGTTACCAAGTAGGTCTTGAGAGCCTGTGTTTGGTACATTGTGTGCGTATGCACTTTCAATGAACTTAGATTGCTGAGTTGAGCGTAGGTACTTGTTTTCCGAAGGGAAACCGTTCGCTACATCAAGTTGAGTTGTAAAGTAATGAGGTGCCCCACCGTTGATGCTAACAAGGTGCTTGTCAAGTTTGAGTGTACCACCCTCATACGCAATATCTCGACCGAAACCTACACCGGGTGTAGCGGCACTTGATTGAACTTGCATATGTAAATCATGGAAGGCGATGAACTCACGGTCATGCCCAACATCAAAGAGTAAGACACGGGCATTACCATCAGTTGAGAGGTATGGGTCGATATAGGCCACGGTAGGTGCTTGAGTGGCATCCAATCCCATAGCCTCGTAATTCATCTCAACTGTCTTGTTGACATGTTGTGCAAAGTTTTGTGCTGTTTCAAGACACGAGTTCCCAATGAGGAAGTTTTCAAGTGGAATCGAATCTCTTGGTCGATTAGCCAACACCCCTTGACCACCGTTGAAACCCCTCCATACAGCCGCATCATTGAATACACCACGACTCTTTGCAAACAAACCTTCTATGGCGTGTGGGTTGTTTAGAGTCATGTTCATCCAAACTGTGTCACCGTTGCGTAGCCCACCTTGAGCGTAAGGGTACAACCAACTACGGTTGAGAATTGCATCATAGTCTTCTTCTATGACCGTACCAACCCCGATACGAACCTTGTCGTTATTGCTAATTGCTACGATGTTGTTCGCTGTGAGAGTAATTTTTGTATTTGTTCCTGTTATGAGGTCCGATTGTACAGCACTCACAGTACCCACATAAAGAATGTCGAGAGGGGCTGAACCTGTTTGCTTGAATAATTTATCACCCTTGCGTATATTTACACCTATGGTGTTAGCGTGAGCAAAACGATTGCTTGAACTTGTCAAAGTAATATCAAGAACTGTAGTAGAATCAGCGGCAACCGTACCACCATTTGTGAATTTCCATTGTTCGGCTGATGTAGTTGGGTAAAATGTATTCATTTTTCTTTCATTACCCGTCATATCAGTTGGATTATCTATAGCGTCTAACATTCGTCCTGCCTTTTTCAACCTAAAATCTACATCAACTAAATCGCTAAGTGTAAAAGATAAATTAGGTCGAGTTAGCACTTGTATTGAATTAAGCCCACCGTTAGCATCATATTTACCAAAATACAACACTTCGATAGGTGTTGTTAGCATGATTTCTCCTACAAACATCAAGTCACCAAGTGAAGGGTCAATAATTCCCGTTGAACTACGAGTGAAAGGTACATCGGGGAATAGACTTGTATCTTCTAATCCCAAGTTCAATACATATCCCGTTGATGCGGTACCGCTAATTTCCTGTACTTGTAGAATTTTTGAGATAGGACGCTTTGTTACAGTGCGTGGTGCGTGGGGATTAGCGAGTGGTCCTGCCTTAAACTCCACCGCACTTACATATTGACGCAAACCGTAGTCAAGATTACCACCTTGTGTTTTTACATTCGCCATATCATAATAATAAGGTGAGCGACCTTCAATATCCGAAGAAGGTAGTTCTACATCGGATGCCACGGGAACAAGAGTCTCATTTCGGAACCCTGCCGCTGTGTAAATTTTAGTACCCACTATTGCGTTTTGGAAAAAAGTTTCGGAGTGACCATCGTGATAACCACCTGTACCGGTTTTTGGGATTCGCAAGTATCCATCTGTAGGTGCATCATTGTTGTAAACACCCCATTCACCATTAGATAAAAACACCCTGCGTAATCGTTGGATGCCTTGTAAATTACCTATCTCATCAACTGATGTGGATGCGGGGAACATCTTAGGATGTGAAACATATACATCAGCATAATCTGTGCTTTGAACTATCTGTAAAATAGTAGCCGACTCAACATGCTTTTTGTTGTTAATACTGTACGAATATGCCGAATTAGCACTTTTATCGGATACTCCAATGTCATCAGCACGACGACCAACGGGTGATGCATTCCATGTGTGAGCCGTATATGTGGCGTCAATATGCAATTTCATACTGTTATCGGGACCGGGGAAGACTCCTGCTTCGGTATGGTCAAAAAATTGCTGTGGGAATACAGGAATTTCAACCATAGAACGGGTGCTTGCGAACTGCGAGCCGAGTTGGTAATCGTGCGTCACCGTGTCAAGTGATTGGAACAAACGGTCGTTGACTGTACTACCGTCTTGTGCTAAAGAATCATTATCAAAATCACCATCATTGTACACATACACCGATGTGGTGTGTGTCCCAAGACTACCTTGAGTGTACAAACCAGTAGCGTTTGCCCATTCGTGGAATGAAGAATATGCGGTACCCGCCGCATCCAAATATGTTCGATTAGCGACGGCATCAGTACCAACGAAAAAGAAACCCGCACCAGTTTTTGATGTATAAGCGGCACTCGCTCCATCATCAAGGTAAATTCGCCCTACCTTTGGGAAACAAATTGTACCCCATGATTTCGTGTCGGGGGATTCGTTGTTAAGTGGTCGAACACTGAGCGTTCCATTATTACCTACCGAATGCGCTACTGTTGCTTGTACTGCACAATTACGGCGTGTAGAACCCGGCAAACGCATCAGTGGGCTTGGGTCGAAGGTAGGCTTTGTGTTGATGCCACCTTGTCCGGGGCCACCAAGCGTCACTGTGACAACAGGAGCGTTAGGCTCAATCTCTTTCACCACATGAGAATCGGGTGAGCCGCTACCTACCACCGACACATTTTCGTTGACGAAACTCTCAGCAATACCTGTAGCAGTGACGACCACTGTTGACATGTTGCTTTCGGGACTTTCTTGCTTTGATACTCCACGAATACGACACCTGCTCATAAGGAACATGATGCTGGCGATATTCGGATTTTCAAAACTACCCAAAGTACGAATCATTGACAATTGATTTACTCGTGATTTAACAGAAGGTTGTACTATAATTTTAGCCAAAATTCCCGCTTCGTCGGTAACTATTACATTGTCAATAATGTTGAATAATTCAAACACACGAGATGATTGAGTTGTTGGTCCTATATCAAAAACACCAGTACCCGATTTATTAGTTGTGGGTTGTAGCACTTTTTTCCCCGCACCAACACTCAAAAGTGTATCTTGGGTGTTAGAAGTCATTGCTTCAATAGCGAGTCTGTGGTACACTGATTCGTGAGTGCCCGTGTTATGTGAACGCTTAACTGCTGTAGGAGGTGATGCTGGTTCTGCATTTACATCGTTTACAGGAGTGTACAAAGCAGGTGTACGACTGTAATCTAATTCCGTATCACTGTCATGCCCACCAGCGTTATCACCAATCAATGTGTGTGACTCTTGCATAAGGCTTCCATAGCCACTTACAGCATTAGAAAGATGAATGACTCCACCAGCGGAATAAAGCGTAGTATTAGCAAGGTCGGATTTTATCACATCCAATACTCTTGTACCACTACCCAAATCAAACGACCCTGCTGGTACCGTCTTAGTAACCATGAGCATAGGTTCGGTCTGCCCCATGCTCGCCCCTGTGAGGTCTATGGCGTTGTAATGCACTTCGACATACGGAGCGAGGTTGTGTGATGTACGCAGTGCGGGTACATGAAGAAGGGCAACTCGACTTTCTGTTTCGGGTGTAAGATGGAATAAACGGTTATTTTCATCAACATCATTTATTGCTGGTACTGGCCCTTTGAGCATGAACGGGGCGTATAAGAATCCTGCACCACCAATTGCGATAAGTTCTTTTTTACTCACAGGCATACCATTGTCTACAACAGTAGCAACAGAAGATGAATTTTCAATACGAGAGATTGGTGCTTCAAGCGTTTCACTGTAAAAATCCACCAGTGAGTTCATTGTAAACATCTCATCTAAATTACGAGTGTTTGAATCATAGGCCATTTGCACTATATCAGCGGAACCATCTGCTTGTTGGTCAACCGTGAGTTCAGTAGGTTTAGGGTATCGACGCATATACTCATGCCCTACGATGTGAGAGAATGTGTGTCTACCACTGTGACCGACTTGGAAGAGAGTGTCAAGTGTGGTTGGCCATGTAACAGCAAATGGGTTGGTTGATGTATCTGTAGCCATTTGTGAAGAATAAACCAAGCCGTGGTTTTGGTATGCGCTTTCATCAAGCACCATTTGACCTGTCTTATCAAAAATTTGTGTGCCGTAATGTGGCGGTTGGTATGGTTTACCAGTCCCGTTGTCAATCAATGAATCAGCCCCAATAACGACGAAGTAGTTGTCAATGTTGGCTGTACGAGAGTGAAGAGCACCACGGAGGCCATTCGTTCCGTTAATGAAGTCAATGTGTATGCTGTTGAAAGTGACAACACCAGTGCTCCCATTGATGCTTTCAAGTCGCACCCGTTCGGGTGGGGATTGGTTGGGCTTCTGTGTATTACGATTAATCGCACCGGGGTTAATGAGAAGGTTGTATGGGGTGTGTGGAACAGCAATCGTCGCCGCAGTACCACTGTTTGTGTAGTAATCCACCACCTTGTAATTACCCATACTATACGGTGTGGTTGTGAAATCCACAGTTGGAGAAGAAGCATCGTAGGCTTTACCTGTTAATCGTGCGATGAGTGTTTGAGCATCAGTCGCCGTCATTGTAAGCGTTGTAGTATCCGCAGTAAACGCTGAAAACTCATATGTGCCATCAATCACATCTATTGGTTCTTCAAATCGGAAAAGCGCAGAAGTAGTGTTTCCTTTCACAGCCATCGACGGTTGAATCATATTTTCATCAAATTCATTTGAGAAGTGTATGGCTTCAATAGCACCCCGGAACTCACCACCCTTACCACCAAGATACACATGTTCTGTTGAGCGTGCAAGTCGAGTTTCTTTGGGTATATCTTGTTGCGCTACAATTTCTCCGTTGATGGCAAGGAACACCCTGTTTTTGGTGATACCCGCAACAATATGATACAGCGGTCGGCTATTGAAATTCAAATTCGTAACATCATTGTAGTTTGATGTATCATACCTGTTGTATGAGTCGTGCATACCACCGTGAGTTTGTTGAGGATAAACAATCCCATCCCATCGTGTAGATGCATCATTCGCCGTTGCCAATTTAAAATACGACGGACCTTGTAAAGATTCAACATGTACGCTAAATTCAGCAGGTCCGGGACTATCAATTGTTCCCATGGTCAATGTAAATTGCCCTTCACGATGTGCTACTACGCCACCACAATCGGGAACAACCCACGCTTCGATTACAAAGTCAGTAATCGTTTTACCGTTAATTGAAACAATTTCACCGCTACCCTGTAGTGTCTTTGTCATAACTTTGTTTCCACTACCATCTTCAACACCAGTACCAGTGAATTGCCCTTGCGGGATAATTACAGAATCGCTCACACCATCGAAGAAGAAAGCGTGACTACTACGACCAATTGCAACCATATATTCACCTCAAAATATCCAGTCAATCGGTGCAAAGTTAATGGTAAACGAGTATATCGGTTCACCGCCAAGTTGTACAAATGTGGCGTTGGCCACAGTGCCTTTAATTCCTGTGTAGTGTCTTTCACTTGAATCAAATTCTGTACCTGTTGCCAAAGCATTATCAACGGTTTTATGAGTTGTTTGTTTAAAACTACCAGTAGGCATGTAAAAAATAGATTCACGGTTATTTACATTTGAAGAAAAAGGGATTTGAATTGCAGTGATATAATCACCATATTTGGTATCGTAATTCGCTTGATTGATGCCACCAGCGACACCAACTCCTGCACCTGCTACTAACAAACCTAATCCACCAGTTGCGATACCTGCACCAATCGCACCACCAGCAACAGCCGCCGTCCCAACCATCGCTCCCATTCCGCCGTTATTGCTGTTGTTAAGCACTGCGAAAAGTTCAGCAACTTTGTCACCTGCACTTTTGTTAGTGACTTGAGAACTATCTCTTCCGCCGGAAAATTGCACATGGTATGGTTTATTGTACGGTCCAGCGACAGTTTGTTGGAAACTCATTGTACCGTTTCCACCTCCTTGTGCGTTGATATTTGTCAATTCAACCGCTACACCCGGCTCATCTGTTAAAGGTGATGCAATAATTGTAGCCGCTAAATCAGTCCCACCATAGGCATCAATCACCGTTTTCAAACTTGTTGCCACTTGAGCGGCTGTTCTTGGACTTGTACCATTGTGCACAGCAATGTACACTTTACCAGTGCTTGCAAAAGAGCCGACTTGTCCTTCAAATGATGAGTTTTGTTTTGCAAATAGTACCTCAAAGTATTGATTTATTTTTATCGAATGGGTTGCTGTGGTTGGGTCATTTAAAGTGACACCGCCCACTACTGAATAACTATTGCCTGTGAGATTAGCATCAGCCACAAAAGATGCAACATTTGTATCACTTGCATTACTTGTTCGTGAAAAATCAAGAATAGCCGAAGCGTCTTGTCCAATACTACTCATATTTAGAATGTCATCATCAGTCATAACCCCCTCAATAGTGATGAGGGATTTGGGTAGGTTGAGGTCAAAGGCAAAGCGATTACCACCTGCAAACGGCATAGCAAGAGGCGATACGCCCCTATCAACATTCATGGTGAGAGTGGTAGCCATGAGTTCGATGATACCACCATCATTGCGTACAAGGCGTATTGGTGTACCCATCAGTACCGCCCCCTCATGGTTGAGCCGCCGATGTTGCGAGCCATCTCTTGTTGAATCATATTACCAATCTCACGAGCCAGCGCACGCTTGTCAGTGCGGTCTGTGATGCCCGATGCGTTCACGGTGACATTGACTGTACCGCCGCCCATACCAGCACCACTTGGATTGTTGCGTTGAGTAAGAGGTACGACAGCCTCCGGCCCGTCCTCACCAATCATGGCGAGTGTGGGCTTATTGACAATACCACCCTTTGCAAGCGCAGGTATTTGTATGTCAGTAAGGTCAAGACCAAATGTGTACTCGGTACCAGTAATTGGATTACTGATTGTTTTTGTAAATGAAATGGCCGACATAATAGAGTTGAAGGACTCAATAAGGAAGTTTAGAGGTGCTTTAAGTACATCACCAAGTGTCACACCAAGGTCAGTAAAGAAAGACAGGACACCTATACCCACATCTGCAAAAGTACCAAGCGGGTCTGTCACTAAATTCTTAATGAAATCCCACGATTCACCAACAAGGTCAATGCCGAAGTCGATGAAATCTCCGATGGATATGTCAAACACACCTTGGAATAAATCAGCGATGAATTTGAATGGTTGAGGGAACTCACCAATCATCAAATCAATGCGGTCACCAATACTGAAACCAGCAAACGCTCCGTCACCAGTCATAAAGTCGATAGTTGTGGTAAGCCAATCGGGAAGGTCGAATGCGAAATCAAGTCGCTCGGAGAGGGAGAAGCCCGCAAACGCACCGTTGCCAAGAATGAAATCAACCGTAGTCAACAACCAATCGGGTAAAGCGAACTCAAAAATTTCACCCCAACTCGGCATTTCAAAGTCAAACAAATCAACCCAGTATTGCTTGGTAAACACATCGGGTGCATCGGGTACTAAGTCCCATACAGCACCAGCCCATGCATTCACAATTTCACCTATACTCGTGAACAATCCTGTCCAAAAGTCAATTGTAAAAATCGGTGGAGGGTTTGGTAGTAAATCAAAGAAGGTGCTGAAAATACCACCAACAAACTCCATAAGAGTAGTGAAAGCATTTGTGGCTGATGTTGTCACGCTATCCCAAGAAAGGTTGTCGATAAAATCTCTCATAGGTTGAATTAAGTTGGAGTTAAACCATTTCATTAAGTCTTTGAATGCGTTCATTGCCATTGTACCAGCGGCTTTGAAGCCGGGGCCAATCTGTGACACCATGCTCGACATGGAAGAAATCATTGAAATTAACGACATTTTTTCACTCCCAATCTAAAAACGAATAATCCAGTCCGACTACTTCTCTATCTCCACTCTTCGCCTGTTGTTTCTTACGCTCAATTTCCTTATTATTCTCTTCGGTTGATGCCATCGCCCATACGAGGGATTGTTTGAACAATTGAGGGGGCATAGAATACACTTCCAAGAGGGATATACTGAAATGTTTTGCGATGATATAAGCCCAAAGTTCTATTTGAGTTGCTATGTCTTCAACATTATCGTACTTGTCCTTCTTGAGAAATTTATCGACCCTCATTCGGTCGGCTTCATAAACCCCCCTTGCAAAGCCTCCGCCAACTCTTGTGGTTGTGGTAGCACTTTACAGACCTGTTCTCCAACATGGCCTTTAAGGGAAAGTAATTCATCGGTGTTTAATTGTGGATTTGTTTTGGTAATCCAATTGGAGAAGGCAAACTTCCAATATCCTGCTAAGTCGAGTGTCACATCACCCTTTTCAACACGGAGCATGTGTTGTGCCGCCGCTTGAATGTCAAGGAAAGATATGTCACGAACCCATACTTCAATCGCTTGTGATTCATCAATGGGAATCACATGCTTCGTAGTATCATCATTCTTCAATAACAGGCTCTTGTTCGTCACTATCGTTTGTTTGTTCATTTATTTCCTCTCCAATGGATGCGGCTACCTCTTCGGTAGGGGCTTCCGAGTCACCTTCAAGGGCCGTTTCTACAACGGGGCTTTCGGGTTCCTCTTCGGGAATGATACCCTCATCATTTTGCTTCAATCGCAAAACAATTTGGGCCTTTGTACCGTACACTGGTAGCCCACGCTCTTTGCAAAGCGCACGCAGTTCAGCAACAGTTAGTGAATCGTATTGTGTTAGGTCTTCAACGAATGGATTAATTGGCTCTTCGTTCAACAGTGGAGCAGGAGTGTCTTCAACAACCTCTTCAACAGGTGTGAGAAGAGTTTGAACATGGGCATGAACAGCATGGTTGTCCATAAGGGTAATCATATCTTCTGTAAATTCAATACCGTTTGCTTGACAGACCCATCGAGCATATCCAAGTGTTCCAAGACGGCGGTATTGTTGAAGTGAAGTATTCATTTTAATTCCTCAGTATTTGATGATGGTGTCCCGTGCTATGACCTTGATGGTCTTTGGCATAATTTTGAGTGTTGACTTCACCATACCCTTATCTTCGGGAATTTGGAGTGGTGCTTCAATGATAACATAATCATCAATGATAATCATCATACGCTCGGTGTGATTAGTACCGCTGGTCGTTGTCTTTTCAAAGTTGATACGAATTTGATTGTTGGTATTACCTTCAATGTTGGTGCTAAATTCTTCTGCTGAACGCATTTTATGGTAGAACAGTGGGTCATCGACACCAATTTCCATGGTCATTTCGTAGGAAGTCTGCCCTTCAACCATGAGGTTCGTATTTCGTGAGCCTCCAAACGGCACTTGTTCTGTGGCGGTATTAACGCTACTTTGTCCACCGATAGTGTGGAATGCTTGCATACCAGTTTGACCAGTAAGGGTGAAATTCAAAACCTGTCCAACCTGCACACCAGCCATGTTGATAGTACCGTTGTAAAACATAAATGGTTTTTGCGTCTTAACCCCAATGCCCGAAATCAATCTTCCGTTGTTATCCACAGCGGTATCGTCAAACATACGGTGTGCGGCATAGTTGGACACTCCACCGCTCAAACGCCCTGTATCCGTGTAGCACAAAGCGGCGTTAAAGTTCACAGCCAAGCGGAGTGCGGCATCGTTGTCTGTCGTGAGGGTAAAGTCAGTAACTTTACATCCACGGAACACACGAGTCAACTCTTTAGAATCTGTAGCCCCACCATCAGTACCACCTTCGTTTGAGTCAACATTGCGTCGTCGTTGTGAAACTTCAAGAGCAAACGATGGCTGGTAAGTGTGTGTGAAAAGCAAGTGAGTTTGCGAATCAGTAATCACACCTGCGCTGGTGATTTCAGGAGGGTTGGTACCAGTCGTTGCGTAATCACGAAGACGCACATCCTCACCAGTTGCGTGTGAAAAAAGAAGAGGTTCGTCCAAATAGATGCGAGTTCCATCCACACCGATGATGCGGCGAGCCTCGTGCTTGTTAGCCTTGTCAAAGTCGGTGTCTGTAAAAGTGCCATCCCATGTGCCACCATCTGCTTCGTGCGTAGTAACAATAGGTACAGCCACTTCTTCTTCAATGATAACATACTTGTTGATTGCAAAATCGGATGAATCAGCAACTTTGATGTAAGATTGTCCCGCTTCTGTAGCCCCATCAAGTGTAGTAGTGACCGACGATGCTTCACCGTCTTCAACAACTTCTCCACCAAGACAGTATTTGAGCCACCGCCCTGTGTGCATAGCAACTTCAAAGGAGCCGCCTTCGGTGGTCATTTTACCCGGTACCTGCACGCTTGTATCTCGACCAAGGCCGACAACATGAAATCGCTTCAAATCCACTTTGGTTTCGGGCACAGTAAGAGCATTGGTGATACCGATAAATTGGTCAGTAAGCACCGCTTCACTGCTACCAGCGAAGGTCATACTTGTGTTAAGCGGTGGGGTTTTGTACGATAGAATATGCATATCTGTTTTGTTATTGATTACGGTAGCATTAGCGGTAAAAGTTTGTGGGCTAATTTTGAGTACATCACCATCATTTGATACAATGGTAAATACCCTGTCCATGTCTTTACTGTCAAGGTTAGTAGAAGCCGCATTTTGTGTGAATTTGAGTTGAGAACCAACCAACATGCCGGAAGGGTACTTCAACTTGTCAGTAACAAACAATACAGTGTTTGCTTGTGAAGTGAAAGTGATGGTGGAAAAATCGTCACCAGCGGTTTTGGTAATAGTGGCGGTCACATCTGTACCACCCGGTGTAATGGTAATCCCCGTTTCGGGTGCGAATGAAACTTCTGCTAAGTCGCCCTTGTACACTGTTGATGGCATGTTTGTTCACCTATGGTATTAATTCTGCAAGTATTACGACTTCGATTTGGAAAGTCATACGGAAAAGAAATTTGCTTCGGTCACTCAAATCAGTGCGGGTTTTGAACACCAACCTGTCAAAGTTTGTACCGTCACCTTTTCTTTTTGAATGCACCACTCTCCGAACTTCATTCTCAAGGGCTTGTAAATGCTTGCGCCCCTTAATTGTTCTCACATCGACTGTGATATTTATGCGTGTCGTTACAAAGTCGTAAAAAAGTTCGGGTGCTTCCTCGTTGTGAGCGGTTTCGTACACCAACACATAATCGTGCTTGTCTAAGTCAAGACGCTTACCATGTTCAGCCGTAGTGTCTGCAATATCAACCACCACAGGGCGATAATTACTGGTGTTACCACGGTTCCATTCCGTCTTGAATAGTCCTATAATAACATCCAAACCCTCAGTCCATGTGGCTACCATCACAATCCCTCCTTTTCGATGATTTTCTTAAAGTCGATAGGAATAATAAAACCGTTATCATAGCGCATGTTACTGCGTTCAAGGTCGGGATTTTGGCGTAGCATAGCATCATCCGTTTTATCTTGAATTGATTTGTATTCAATCTCACTGGCTGGCTCACCAGTTTTGTTGTTAATGGCTACACCATCTTGCATGGAGAAGCCCTTAGCACCCGCTTCGATACGCTCCATTTGCTTACGAAAAGCGGCAGGTAATGTCGTGAATTGCTCACGAAATTGCTGTTGCATTTGTTTATCTTTTTTGAAAATTTCTTCAATCATACGCTGATGAATTGTTTCACCTTGCTTGAGAAAATCACGCTGATTCATTCAAACACCACTAATTCAACATACTTTGGTAGAGTTCTTTCAATTTCTGCTTGATACAACTGTACCTTGCTTGCGAGGTCAATGTTCTGTGTGCCTTCGGGGATAAGCACGCTACGGTCGTCAGCCATCAGTAATTCAATAGCCACCATCTTCGTGCATATGTCTTCGATGGCTTTCTCAACATATCGCTCACCGTAGATGTAAGCCACCTTGATAGCGTTCCATTCAAAGAACGGATAGGAATTGTTGAAGTAGATAATACCCATTTCGTAATCAATCCACCAGTCACGAAGGCGACCCACATCACCACTACCACTACCACCCTGTAGGTCAACAAGGAAAGACTTCTGTGTGATAGCACCTGTAATGTCTCCTAAACTACCAGTGACAGCCACACATCCTGTAAAGGAGGTAGCGGTTTTACCTGTGTATCGGAACACATCACCGCTTGCATCAATAGCAACACCAGCGTTTACGAATCCTTCTGTAGATACTACATTGATAGTTGTACTGTCAAGGCTTGTGAATGTAGTGCTGTTATTCTGTACTTGGTCAAGTTCAATGTCACTTGAAGTAGTGACGATACTACACACCTCACCAGCCTTGACAGGGCGCATTGAAGTGACCTTCACCACACCCGTACCAAGGTCACTGTTGGCTGATGCCAAGAACTCATTGTGAACTGCCACATTAGAAGATGAACCCTCTAAAATAAATGCTGGTGAAAATTCTATAGCGGCCTTATTCACCCTGTTCTCTTTGTTGATGAGGTCTGCGAGATTTTGTGCTACGGTTGTCGCTTCAAAATCATCACGCCATTGACCTGTACCAGTACCCTGTGCAAGTGTGGCTACTGTTCCGTTACCGGGAGAGAGAAAAATACTTGCTGATGAAAGGTTTGACACATCATTCAATTTGATGCGACATTCAGCGGCACCAATTTCACGATAATCATCACCTTGCCACAATTCAAGGCGAAGAATTTGTTGAATGTTACGGAATAGAAGAGGACTGGTACCGACATAATCAGTGTAGTATCGTCGTCGGTATGGTTTGTATGTATCGAAATTGATGTATTCAGCGGCCACTAAATATGGTCGCCATGCGTTGCGTGTCATGTTGTCAATGCGGTCTTGCATCTTGAGAATGACATGCTCAACCTTTGCTTTAGTCATACCACGAGTACGACCATTAGTGAATGATGCTTGGTTTTGTACATAGCCGTTGTCAGCCACTTGGTATTCTGCGGCTGTCAGTGTCGCACCAGTGAATGTGACCTTAACATGTCCAGCCTTTCCTCCCGTACCCTTGGTTATCGAGGCTATTGTCAAATCTTCTTCGCCCAGTGGGTCAGCATCACTGTACACACGAATTTTGTCGCCTACGCTAAAGCCGACTTGTCGTAGTTCGTTTCCTGTGATATACACAGCATCAGTATCAGCATCAGCACTCATCAAGATAGCATCTTGCGGCCCAATGTCCAATAGGTCAGCAACTTGTTGAGCGGTACAATATACAACAGCAGACGGGTCAAGTGGCCGGGTTTCCGGCTCACCGGGACTGAACACTACTGGCATACATTACCCTCCCTCACTTACCATGACAGAAATCACAATTGTTGCAAAAATTGGGGTCTTTATCCATTCTTTG